AGTTCGATGTTATCGTACTTCTCTGCCAATTTGGTAAAGACTGGAATAAGTAGATTTAAACCACGGTGGGGAGTAGTATGATAGATTAGCTTAATCTTATCTTTGTTCTTAGGAACAAAAGGAATAGGCTCAATGGCATTTTGAATCACGCGACTCTTATACCAAGGCATATTAAAATGTTTGATATAACTCTGCATTTGCCAATTAGAGACGAACACACACTTTTCAAATTTATTCCATCCACCTGTGCGAAGATGTTCAGACTCAGGATCTTCAGGTAAATCGTGTAACCAATAAATGGGAATAAGTTTAGGATCAATCTCTCGAACACGAGAACAGATTACCTGAAACTTATCTAGAAGCTCTGGACTGATACGATCCTGAAGTCCGTACTTCATTCTCTCAGTGCCGCCCATTGAATTTTTTGAAAGTTCGTCTACTGATACTGGCATATTAACCTCATTCTGAATAAGGAAAAGGGGTCCAAAGGACCCCTTCCCGGCCCATGGGCCTAGCGCTGAGCGATTAGAGCGCGGTGACCTGCAGCGACTACTGAACGAGTAGGCTTACCCAACTTGTAAAAAGAAGTCTTCGTCTTACGTTCATTGAAATAAATCGCATAGCCTTCATTGCGAAGGTCATTGATCGCAGCACTAGGATTCTTTAGGCCGAAGCGAGCAGCGATCTGCTTGGTGGTTAGATGAGCACCCGTTTCAAGAGCATTAAGTAGTTTTTCAGACTTAGTCATTATAATCTCCAATATAACAAAATTTCTAGTGTTGGTCACTAGCACCCATGATATAGTAACATATAGTATTATATATGTACATCACATTCTTCTATTGCGTGTACCGATAGTGGTCACATCAATCTCGTCACTAATGTATTGATATGCACCTTTGTTGTACATCAGTGCAATTCTCTTACTCTTAGCTAGAATCTGTTCTTTTACATGTTCTGGTTCTTTATCAAGAGACATGCGATCCATAATGGAATTCCGTGAGCATACTGCTGGATCCATACTTTCTAGTGATTTAATATGGGCAGTACTACGTATATGTACAGTCTTTGGCTTGTATTCCTGAAAGGAACCCGAGAACCTCTTAGCATTTAGAGAGGTTACTTCAGGCAACTTATTCTGCTTTCTCCATTCATTGTATTCGCCGAGAACTTTTTGCTTTGCTTTGGTCAACTTGGCTTTCTTCTTTTTGGGAGAAGAATTCGCAAATATCATCATGTTACTTTCTCAAGTAGTTGAATGTTTCTTCAGGACTATTACTCATGAAGGTATTATATACTGCTTTTTTATTAATTGACATATAGTGTTCTGTTAGATCTTTTATGGATTCCTGCATTCCTCTATTGGATCCATATGTAGAATGGAAGACAGAAGTCACATTTGTCTTGAGTCTAAAGAACTGATAGATTTGTGCTTTATCATTACATGTCTCACTAATATCAATAGACGTATCACTACCAAAGCACACGCTCAAATATGGAAAAGTTTTCTTAATGCTTTCAGCAAAAGTTTTCTTTTCTTTTGAGATCTTATCCCACTGTTGATAACGCTTAATCTCATCTTCGGTTGCAGTCTTTCCAACCAAAGAAAAGTTTATTAGACCAGTGCGATATTCGATGTTTGGTCCAGATCTTGTCTTAAAATCTGACATCTTTAGAAGAGATTCAAGATATGAAATCAATTCATATGATGGTCGCCATGTGCTTACCACATGCTCTTTGTTTTCTCTCCATATAGAGTTACCTGCACTGGTAAACACGGCTTGACAATTATCAATAATTCTACGCCCAAGTCTAGGCATAATGTTTTGATAAGTGTTATTGGTACAGATATATACGTCTTTTTTAAGCATCCAATGCTCAAACCAACGCATAAATTGCGATTCAATTGGCTGATTAGGTAAAGCTAATACGCCATCTACATCAAAGATATAAGTTTTCATTTTAAGTCATCGTGAAAATCTATAGTTACATACTGTCCGTCGAGATTATACCCACAAGCTTTAAGGAATAAAGTAAAAGCTTCACACACCTGTGATAAGTCAGAATGGCCAGGAATAGAATAATCTATATCATCTTCTGGAATAGAAGAATATGTATTAGGTGAATCTTTGATTATAAATCTTTTCATAATTAGTCCCACAAATTTCTATAATATTTTCCAAATAGCTCAAATCCTTCTTGCATACGATCTTGAAACTTGGAATATCCTTCAGCATCAAATTTATGAGTATCATTAGGACCATATTTCATAATCGAATGTTCAGTTCCTTCTACTTCTTCAAAGTAAACGTCATGTTCACCAGAATGAAACTGAGCTTCCCAATCAGTATTTATCTGTTCAAATGAACAAATCATCTTATCAAGAATTTCGTGCCAGTGTTCATGTCCTTTTTCCCAAGCAAGTTTGTCATCTTCTTCATAGAAGTCAAAAGAATATTGAGCTGAATTTGATGTTTGCTGAAACTCAATAAGGTCACCCGGAGACCCATGCATAGTTGCCTTCAATTGCTTGAGCATAGGAAGAATAATATAAGCAAGAGTAGAGTCCATATTCCAAGTATCGTACTTGTCAATACGAATTTCGATCTTACGTTGATCAGTATTTTTCTTGAATGGACCTATATAAGCTTTCATTATGTTTCCTAAAAATGGTCGGAGTAGCCAGATTCGAACTGACGACCCTCTGGTCCCAAACCAGATGCTCTACCAAACTGAGCTACACTCCGATTTTAATTTTTCTTCCTTTAGTCCATCCATCTGGAATGGTATCGTTCTTTTTTATTTTTTTGTTTTCTAAGTTATTTGTAATCCATATCGTGCCATATTGTGAATTTTTTTCACCAGCTAAACTTATTGAATTTTTTTGGCTTATTTTTCTTTTTGTTTCTTCTGTATGTTTTTTACCGAGAAAAGTTCCATTAGGAAATTTTTCTTTTAATTTTTTTGTTGCTTTTGAAGCACATTCTTTCCACCAATTATCACCATATTTTTTAATAACCGCTTTAAATCCAGCACGCCCCATTTCTTTTGAATTATCTTTCATATATTGCATACCAGCATTCATTTTATTGCTGTTAATATAATCAAATCCACCAAATCCGCCAATTTTCAAATTATATGTATTTTCTATAGCCAAAAAATCTTCATTTACTAATTCGCCTTCTTTTTGATACATAGCTTCAGGATTATCATAAATGAACAGAATTTGTTTTTCAAAATTCTCTATTCCATTTTTTTTTATGGCTCGTTTAAGATACTTTCCTGAACCCATATATCCGTCATCAAGATTGTTGGTCTTATGTGATCCTATATAGATCTTGCCATCTATCTTGTTCGTAACTTTATAAATTGTGTAGTGCATAAATGCCTCCTACGCTTATTTATATAGTTCAAGTCTTGACGAAGACTTGCAGGGTACCCCGAAATGGAATTGAACCACTGACCGGACGGATATAAGCCGTCTGCTCTAACCACTGAGCTACCGGGGCGTTATAATTTTGTGGACCCGGATGGAATTGAACCACCGACCTCTCCCATATCAGGGGAGCGACTCTACACACTGAGCTACGGGTCTATTTTTTGTTTATTACGAGTGGTGGGATTCGAACCCACATGGGATATCCCGCAAGATTTTAAGTCTTGTGCGTAAACCGTTCCGCCACACTCGCATTCATTTTATTCCTTTTTGCTATCCATCAGGAATATTATTATTAATTGGCCTGCGCGGAGGGATTCGAACCCCCGACCATTCGGGTAGAAGCCGAATGCTCTTATCCACTGAGCTACGCGCAGATTATGTATGTATATTACAATAAAACAATAATTAAGTACATAGACTATTTGCCTATATTTCTTCGAGTAAACTTCATCATGATATTGTCATTGTAGTATGCAGGTTCACCATTCTGCATCTTTGCGCATAATACGTCTTGTTCAAATTGTAACTTAGCTTCCCAATAGTTACATTCACCACGTGTCTTACATAATCGTATGATCGTTTTTTTAAAGTTTTCTTTTCCGAGCTTTTCTATTTCTTCTAGAAGTTTTGTAGATGATCCCCAATAATCTTTCCAATCAGAGTCTTTACGGATCTTCTTTCTTTTTCCTTTGACTTGCTTTGTTGCAGCTTTAGTGAAATACTTACGGCCTATATACTTTTTGCCTGATGGCAAATGCTCAATACAGTATATAAAGCCGTAGTATTGATTTGAAAGTTCATGATCTATTTCGTTTTCTTCGTAGAACCACATATTAGCACCATAATATTCACTCTGATGCTAATATTTATTGTTCATTGAATATTACGCCCAAACATCTTCCCAAGAACCAGTCAATGCGCCTTTAGCATAATCGGTCGCCCTATTCTCAAAGAAGTTAGTATGGATAGGTGCATTCACCATTTCTTCGACCCATGGTAATGGGTTCTTCTTTACTTTGAAAATCCCTTTAAGGCCAAGAGAAATAAGCCTACGATCAGCAATATACCGGATATAACGCTTAACATCATCTCCATCTAATCCCTCCATTGGCCCAATTGAAAATGCTAGGTCAATAAACTTGTCTTCAAGTTCTACCATCTTTTCTGCAATCTTATAGATTTCAGATTTGAGTTCATCATTCCAAATGTCTCTGTTTTCTTCAATGAAAGTTCTGAACATCTTAATCATAGATTCAGCATGCATAGTTTCATCAACAATAGACCAAGTAATGATTTGACCCATACCCTTCATTTTACCATGCCGAGGGAAATTAAGCAACATGATAAATGATGAGAACAACTGCATACCCTCAGTAAATGCTGAGAATGCTGCGATCTGTTGAGCAATAGTCTGTGCATCTTGACCAGCAATCTGAGCGAAGAAATCATGCTTGGCTTTCATTTCTTCATATTGCATAAACTCATTATATGTCGATTCAGGCATTCCAAGAGTTTCAATAAGATGAGAATAAGCTGCTACATGAAGTGCCTCACGGGCAGCGAATCCACAGAGCATCATTCTTATTTCAGGCTGTGGAAAATATGGTAGATAGTTGTTAACATATCCACCAGCCACATCAATGTCGCCCTGAGTAAAGAACCTAAAGATGTTTGTAAGAAAAGTCTTTTCTTCAGATGTTAGACGCTTCTTCCAATCTTTCACATCTTCAAGCATTGGCACTTCAGTATGAATCCAATGTGACTGTTCATGCTTTAACCATGCATCATATGCCCAAGGATAGGAGAATGGCTTAAAGTATTGACGTTCATCTGTCAATTTCAATTTTTTATTCATATTATTCGCACCAGCTCTTCTTCTTATCTCCAAAATAAGGTCTTGCATAACCCTTTTCAATTAACATTGCGCTATAGCTTTTGCCATCGACAAGCATGTCACCTAATACTCGACCACCAAACTTATCCCATTCTTTAAGACTAATCTGAAGTTTAGCACCACTTGCAACTATTTCTTTAGCAAACTTAGTAGCTTCTTCACCCTTCTTAGCTTCAGATTCACATTGTGCTCTAAAACCTTTTTCTGGAGTGTCTACACCTAGCACACGAAGTTTTAGTTTAGTGCCTAATTCACTTGGAAGCCCGGGAATTTCAAACTCTACAGTATCGCCATCTACTGCCCGAATTACTTTATAATCATATGGACCTTCTGCTTTACATGCAGTGGCTATACCAAACGATCCAAC